AACAGAAGCTATTAAATTTAATCTATTAGAAGATTCTGCATTAAAACGTTTCCAAAAAGTTGAAGAACAAAAAGTTGATGAAATTTGTTCTTCGTGTAGTGCTTAATAATTAAATAGTTTTTTTAATAGTTTTTTTTAACATTTTATATTAATATAAAATGTTATACTGATTACTTTTTACCTTTTGACTTTTTGTTTTTACCTTTTGACTTTTTGTTTTTACCTTTTGACTTTTTGTTTTTACCTTTTGACTTTTTAATTTTTTTACCTTTTGACTTTTTAATTTTACCTTTTGACTTTTTAATTTTTTTACCTTGATTTGGTATTTGTATTCTTGAATCTAATTTCCTAATAAATTGTCTAAATTCTTCGTCTTGCTTTTCATAGGGTTCTTCTTCGTCTTTTACTATAGACCAATCTGGAGATTCTTTTACTATAGACCAATCTGGAGATTCTTTTACTATAGACCAATCTGGAGATTTAGGTTTTTCTTTTATAGATATAGGTTCTGATAAAACAGATGATAAAACAGATGATTTATTTGACCCAACATCTGATTTATTAGAAAAATACTTAAAACGACCTAATTTAGGAATTTCGTTAATAATAGGAATTTCATCAATAATTAATTCAATTTTTTCTTCGTCTTCATTTGGTATAAATTCTTGTTCAATATTAGATTTAAGTGCTCGATTTGTTTGAGCTATTTTTAAATTTATATTATCTACATCTATAATTGTATAATCACTAAAATAGTTAATAAATAATGTTTTCATTGTTAATTTTTGTAACACTTTAATATTAAGTTTATTTACCTTTTCTATCAGTTCAATTGGTATTTTTTTTACATATGTTTTATTTAACATATTAATCAACATTAAATAATTTACTTTAGCTATATCACTATATAGCATTTCTTCTGTAAACTTTTTAATGTTGTCTGTTTCTATAAAATAAAAATTCTCATGAAATCCTTTTAATAAATTATCATATATAAAATCTTTAACTGTTTCATTTACTTCTTTTAGAACTAGTATGGATGATAATAATTTATAATAATCTTGTGCACCTGTATGAAAATGTAATTGTTTTTTACCTAATATTTTAATATAGTCTCCACCAACAGTTTTATTAAAATACTTATTCTTAAAACCAACATGATTTATGCTAAAAGAAGCATATCCATAATCTATTACATAAGCATGTCCTTCGTATATCATTATATTTCCACAATGTAAATCATTATGGGATATATGTAAGTGACATTCTTCCAATATAATTAAAGTTGTAAAAATTTCAACTAAATATGGCATTAATTTTTCAACGGTATTTATTGTTCCATTTACTAACAATTTTTTTAATGTATCATTTCCTACATATTTTTGTATAATATATATTTTATTACGATCATCTTCTTTTTGTTGTCTACAATTATCTTCTCCACCTTGACATAAAAAAAACCCATATGTAGGAACTAAATTGGTAATTAATATATTATGTAATAATAATTTATTAATTGCAATAAAATTTATGTATAATTCTGAAATATATTCTTTATCTAATTGTATGGGTACTTTTACTATAAATTGATTACCAAATAGAACATTTTTATATATTTCACCATTTACACCTTTTGTTATATAATTAGTTCTTGTTATCATATTTTTATTTAATCGATGTTCAGGATGATTAATTGGTGTATAATAAAATGACATATCACATAAAATATCATGTAATCGTTGATTAGGTGTATCTACATGGGTTTTGTTCCTAATACAATTTTCATCTTGAACAAAAGTAGAAAGACATGAATTAATTTGTTTAATTAAATAGAGTTGTTTTTCATCATAATTAACATTTTTATTAAATTGTATTAATAATTCATCAATTTTAATTCTATCCCTATGTAACATTTATTAATTATGAAACATTAAAAATTTTATTTTATTTGGAAAAAGATTTGAATAAAAAATTTACAACTGATTCAAATGAATTTGATAATATTCCCTTGGAAGAATAATGATTTGGTAATGATTTTGAATTAGATTTTGAATGATTTTGAATTAGATTAGATTTTGAATTAATATTGATTGAATTTGATTTTTTTGGTATACTAAAATAATCATTGTTAATTAAAATGTTACTGTTTATAATTTGATTACAAGTATCTATTTCATCTCTAGAACACCTATCTTCTTTACAAGTATCTTCTTTACACCTATCTTCTTTACAAGTATCTTCTTTACAAGTATATTCATCTTCATCAAATGAAAAGATTTCATCTTCGTTAACTAATATAGTTGATATTTTTATTATATCAGGTCTATCGGATGGATTATATGTTAACATTTTTTTAATTAATGATATGATATGATTCATATCATTAATTGAAGGATAATCGATATTATTTTTAATTTTTAATCGATAGTCTTCTATATTTTGTAATGTTCCAAATGGATGTATATGATATAATATCATATAGAATAGAATACCTAATGACCAAATTTCAGATTTTATTGTATAAGGATGTAATGATAATATTTCAGGACTCATAAATAATGGTGTTCCACAAATAGTATTGCACATTTGTAAATTATCTTTAATAGTAATAGAAAATCCAAAGTCACATATTTTAATGATATTATCATGTAAGAGAATATTTTCTGGTTTAATATCTCGATGAAGAATATTATTGTTATGTAAATAGGTAATACCACATATGATTTGTGTAATGATACTTGTTATTTCTTCTTTTGTATGAGGCTGATTCATCCAGATACTTAAATCTTTATCTTTACAATATTCTGTAATAAGAATAATATATTTTCCATCAAATTTATATTCATATAATTTAATGATATTATGATGATTTAATTTTTGTAATATATTTATTTCTGATATTACTTTATCCTTTACATGATCATGTAATTTATTAAATAATATTTTTTTAATAGCAACTTCAACTAATGTTTCTTTATGATAACCATAAAATACATTGGAATACATACCAGAACCGATACTTTTTTTATGAATAAAATAATTATTCCATTCGATAACATCTTTTGTATCCATATTATATAGTAAACTATTTTTAATAGATTAATAAAAATGAATAAATAATAATTAATTAATAGTTAGTAATGTAATTAATGGAATATTCTAATCCATATGCTCATTTATTTTCTTATATCCATAAGATAGAAGATATTAATGGTAAATGTACCATTTTAATGTTTTGTTTATCAAATAATGGTAAAACATCCATAGTAAGAGTAAAGGATTTTCATCCCTATTTTTATATAGAAGTTCCCGAAGAATTTTGTTTTCATTCCACTAAAAAAGAAAAATTAACTAATTTTTTAAATGAAACGAAACAGATACGTCTTTGTTTATGTAAAGGTTCATGTGTATGTGCGAAAGAAAAAATCAAATTAAAATGGAATTGGGTAATGAAGAAGAGATTGTATTATGCGAATAAAGAAAAAAGAGAAGATGGAATGTATAAAACAAAACAATCCATTTTTATAAAAATTGAATTTACAAGTTTGCGTATATTGGAAGTTTGTAAATCAATATTTAGAAGACCGATAAAATTAGACGGATATACTCCCTTTTTAAGTAAAATTCATGAAGGAGATCAAATGTTACTTAAATTTTTTTCTTTTACTAAATTACCATCAATTGGATGGGTTGATATACACGTACCCAAATTATCATCAGAAGATAAATATACATTACATGATAATATTGATGAATATGAATGTTCTTATCGTAGTATTAAAGCATCAGATGATGATACTATTTTAACACCAAAGATATTAACATTTGATATTGAAGCGTATAGTCATGTTCATACAGCAATGCCTAATGTGTGGGATTCAAGAGATGAAGTCTTTCAAATATCGGTGATATTAACTGAAAATAAAATATCAAAAAAAATGTTATTGAGTATAGGAAATCCAGATAAAATAGATGATGTGATTATAAAAAAATATTCACGCGAAGAAGAATTAATCATTGGATTTGTTAAATTAATAACAGAAGAACAACCTAATCTTATATTAGGATATAATTCATTTGGATTTGATTTACGTTATTTATTAAGAAGAGGTAGTCCATTTCCTGATTATCTTAAAAAATCAAACGCATTAGAAAAAGATAAAGAAGATTATAATAAATTGCCGGTATATCCAGGTATGTCAAAATTATTATATGACATTACACCATTTAGTGTATCCTCTAAAAAATGTAAAGAACAGAGAGAAGTATGGGGTTCCAATGCATTTGGAAAACAAGACTTGACCATATTAGATATTGATGGTATTATTATGATTGATATGTATATTATTATTAAAAGAGATTTTAAATTATTAAGTTATAAACTAGATTCAGTGGCAGAACATTTTTTAGGTGCCAATAAAGATCCATTAACACCAAAAGATATTTTTAAATCATTTGAAGAAAAAAGTCCTAAATCATTAGCATTAGTAGGAAAATATTGTGTTCAAGATGCTTATTTGACATATTTATTATTTGAAAAATTACAAATATGGGTAGGTCAATGTGAAATGGCAAGAACTACCAAAGTTCCCGTTATGTGGTTATGTACTAAAGGACAACAAATTAAAATTTATTCACAAATATTACATTATGGTCAAGAAAATAATATAGTAATTGAAAATGATGTGGTTAGTTATGAAGATATTAGTTATAAAGGAGCTACTGTGTATGCACCTGAACCTGGTATTTATCATAATGTATTAGCATTTGATTTTGCAAGTTTATATCCGAGTATTATTATCTCTCATAATATAGATTATACAACTCTAGTGAATGATGTATGTAATTTTGGTAAAGAAGTATGTGATTGTAATCCACGTTGTTTTAATGAAAAAATTCCTGATACAGATTGTCATGTATTTGAATGGTCTGAACATGAACATTGTATCCATGATATAAATGGCGAATCTCATCGAAAATCCGACACGAAATATTGTGGAAATTTTAGATATCGTTTTTTAAAACATGAAGTATGTGATAAAGGTATTATACCTACTATTATTTCTGATCAATTAGAAGCTCGTAAAAAAACGAGAAAAGAATTAGCAATGGTATTAATTAAAATAGATGATGAAAAAAATACTTCGGATGAAAAAAAATTATTAAAATTACGTGCAGATGTATTAGAAGAAAGACAAAAAAGTTATAAAATTAACGCAAATAGTATGTATGGTGTTCTTGGTGCTAGAAAAGGTTATTTACCTTTACTTCCTGCTGCTATGTGTGTAACTTATGTAGGTAGAAAATCTATTCAAAAAGCTAGTAATTATATTCATAGTCAACATAATGGAACTATTTTATATGGTGATACGGATAGTTGTTTTTGTACTTTTCCTATTACTTCTCTTCAAGAATTACATTTATTAGCTCAACAAATTAGTCGTGAAACACAACAATTATTTCCCTCTCCTATGAAACTTGAATATGAAGGTAAAATTTATAAAGATTTTTTTATTTTAAGTAAGAAACGTTATATGGCTAGATCTTGTGATGAATTTGGTATGATGTCTACAAAAATATTAAAAAAAGGTGTACAAACACAACGCAGAGATAGCACAAAATTACTAAAAAAAATATTTGATGAATCTATCTTACTCATTATGGATGGTAATAGTTTTAATGATGTATTTTATAAAATTCTGGAAGATTGTAAAAAAATGTTTACGTTACAATTTGAAGATAAAATGTATTATATTTCTAAATCATTATCAAAAGATGAATATAAATCTAGACCTCCTCAAGTGATTTTGAAAGAAAAAATGGAAAGAAGAGGTAAACTTGTTCCTACTGGTTCTCGTATTGATTATGTCTTTACTACATATGGTAATTATAAATCAAAACAAGCTGAAAAAGTGGAAGAAGAATCTTTTTATCGTGCATATCGTTCTATTATTAAACTTGACTTTTTATATTATTTAGAACATCAATTATTAAATCCATTAAATGAAATTTTAGAAAAAGCTTTCCGAAATTCATCTATTATACTTTTTTATAAAGAACGTATTATTTATCACAAAATCGTTGAACAATTAAAA